CATTTATATCTGAAGCTGAACCGAATATTATTTGACTGGTTTTACCTGAAGATTCCGCGGACAAAAGTTGAATACCGCACCGATCATTGTTCCTTATTACTAACTCCTCTGTATCGCCATCAGGCGTTCCTGCAACAGTTCCGTTGGAGCCTACAATTTCCAACTTGCCTGCTGGTGAAGTAGTCCCGATGCCGACTTTGCCATCTTCTAATATTCGTACTAATTCTGTGCCGCCTCCACTTGCTCCATTTGCATAAAATCCAAAATATCTATTGGTATCATCGTTATCAGTATCGATGTTAAAAGTCATCAACTCATAAGAATTAATATGAGCTGAGCTGCTGTTTGCAGTTCCTATATTGACTATCCCGTACTTTATATCTAAAGTACCGTTAGCCTGTATCCGCATCGCTTCAGTAACAGAAGTTCCGTTATTGGTTGTTAAAAAGGATAGGTACCCACTAACCGCACTATTGGTATTAGACTGAACTCCCCCTCGAACTTCAGAGTGAACTATGCCAGCAGTACCATCGTTATCTTTCCCCAAAAACTGAAGGTATCCCAACGCCGCATCGTCAGCGGGAGAAGCGTTATTATTATATAGTTGTAAGGCTACTGCATTATTGGTTCGCTCAAATCTCATCGCATCTCCAAGGACATGGAGCTTCTGTACTGGACTTGCCGTGCCGATGCCAAGCCCCGTATTGGTCAGGTTCATCATCAGCGTAGAACCAGAACCAAACTCCATCGTTGAGGTGTCATGGCGATATTTAACCCAGCCCCGCCATGTAGTGTGGGCTTGCTCGGTAAATGCTAAAGTTCCTTGGTTTGGCGAGTCTAATGTGATGCCAACATCCGCACTTCCTCCGTCTATTACTAAATTGTCTGCGCTGCCGTTGTATGAGCTAATTGCTGAAGTGCCGATGGCGACACTACCTGCAGCGTTAATACGCATTCGCTCAGCCCCTCCAGCGTAAAGCTCCATTACATTAGACCTTGCTCCAATATAAACTCCCCCTCCGCCAGTATCCTGAAAACGTATAAACGAACCAGTTCCTGATGACTTATTTATGTGCAACATCTCTGTTGGAGCAGTTGTTCCTATACCAACATTGCCGTCATGGTTAATAACCATTCTTACAGGCATAGCTGCATATCCAGTTGAACCGGCAGTACCCGATTCAAACGCTAATCCAGTTTGTTCATGTCCAAAACAATATGACCTAATCCCTCCCATGTTTCTATCGGCATCACCCACGAATGATATTCTTGGGCCACATCCGACAGTCCATGCTGAAATGCCTTGATGGATAGTCAATGTATCAACACCAGTAGTCTGCCCGCTTGAACCAGTTGCTTCTTTTAAATTTAAAACTGAATGAGGCGCAGAAGTGCCTATGCCAACACTGCCTCCAGAAATAATACGCATTCTCTCTACGCCATCAGTATAAAACCTTAAGTAGTCACCACCACTAGAACCATCTATTTTTGCAGCAGTTCCGCCCCACCTAACGCTTTGTCCATCATCAAGGAAAGAGTCTCCTGAATTTATTCGAACGGTGCCGTTAACTTGTAACTTGAAGGACGGCGCAGTGCTTCCTATACCAACATTACCCTCATCAAAAGTCGTAGCCATATCGCCACCGTCATAGCGAAACGCAATCGGCTTTTTGGTGATCGTCGTACCGTTGGCTTTTTTCATTTCCGCACCAATGCACAAACCATCTGTCGTGCTCCAACTTGGAGATGCAGAGTTTAAGGTAGAAAGTCTAATCACCTCGGGGATTTCATTATCCCCTACGGCACTTTTAGTAATATGTAGAGGTACGGCTGGACTTACTGTTCCTATACCAACGTTAGAACCCGTAATAACCATTCGAGACGCAAAGGAGCCATTATCTTGAGTATAGAATTTTAAAGCTGCTCCTTCAGAGCCGCTCACTACAGAAGTGATTTCAGCTTCTATATCAGCATATATTACTTTGTTTTCCCCGTACCCTGTATCGGTCCCATTATTTTTCCCACGAAAACGTATAATGCCCAAGTCGTCGGAATTTGCAGGGCTAGGAGAGTTACGGTAAAGAACCAAATCCGGAGCGTCACCGGCGGCTGCATTTGTAGACTCTACTAAGAGGTGGTCCCCTGCAGCATCACCAGCGTAAATATGTAATTCCGCTTGAGGAGATGCCGTTGAAATACCTACCTTAGTTGCATTATCGTAAATAATCCCCGAAGTTAAAGTATCTTCATCAGACCATCTAGCTACATAATTAGCAACGCCGGAACCTCCAACGCCGGATAAAACAGATTCAATACTTTTCCAGTTAACTCCAGTTGTTCCTTCGTTGGTGAGAACCATTCCGCCTTCACCGATATAATTATTAGAATCGTAAATGTTGCCAGAGATGCCGAGCTTATTAACATTAAGGCGGTTGCCGTTTGTAAAAGTTAAATCTGCATCCCCGCCGAAAGCTCCTGCATTATTAAACTGAACTTGAGTGTTAGCTCCACCGGGAGTGCCTCCCCCTCCTCCACCGCCTGCTAATTGCGCCCATTGGGAAGTTCCTCCTACGTTTCTCCTTACCCACTGAGTCAAGTTTCCTGTATCGATTAGATACGCACCATCCAAAACACCTGTCGGCTTGGTGTCCGAAGTTTTTATTGTAAATCTATCTCCTGCGTATCTTGTAATTGCCATAACTATGAAAAAGTAAATTTAAATCCATAAAAAGCCCCACTACTATAAGTTCCATCCATTGTTGAAGCGTTTATCCTTATTTGGTAAGTTCCTGCTCCTAAAGGAGTGCTCGTCCCTTTGTTAGAGAACACACCGGTTCCATTGTTGTTTATGTAAACAGTTCTGTCATCTTGATCCACGAGAGCGTTTGGAGTATTTCTAACTGCTCCTTTTTCTGTATCAGCCGTCCCTCCATTCTTCCCTTGGTAGTTGATTATAGTATTTAAGTTGTTGCCTGAATAAAGCTTAGATTGCTGCATGTCCCATCTACCTATAGCGGGAGTCGTGTTATCTTTGAATCTTTCGTCTTCAGGAGCTTTTCCCGAACATAATAAAGTAGAAGTCTCGGCCGCTACGTCGTAAATCTCCAAAGTCATTGAATCATAATAATCAGCCCAACTCGCAGGCCATGTAGAATCTCTGCCTAATCCTGAAACTTGGACTGTCATGGCGGTTGGGGACCCTAATGTGAAAGTCCCTGTAGCAGATCCACTTTGAATAAAACTATTCCATTTAGTGATAGCATCTTCCCAAAGGAGGTCTTCATCTCTATCTATAGCTGAATCTCCATCCGCTTCAAAATTCAAACTTACATATAAACCGTTTTGTTCTACAGTCCATGGCTCAGCCCTGTGGGGAGCCTCCACCTCCACTCCTTGTGAATTTATTCCCCCCGTTAAATACCAACCATAAAAAACTCTATCGGAAGGAAATCCGTTGGCAGCAGTAGGAGTTAAACCTTCGGTTATTAATGTAGTAGTAGAGCTGTAGTAAGAGAAGTACTCATCATCAAAATTATCAGGGTCTATATTAACTATAAAAGGATAACTGCTATGTTGTTGAATAGGAAAAGGTTCAGTAACTCCTACAGAGGAGCTGTTCCCAGCAGGGTCATGACTCCAGTACAAACCGGTGCTCCAAGAAATGGTAGCGTCTGAGTCACTAGCTACTGTTGACTCCTGCTTCCAAAAAGCTGTTGGAAAATTTAATGACATTATGTGTACTCATATCCTGTTATTGCAGAAGCGAAAACTCCAGTCCCTATACATACAAAAGTATACATATTAGTACGATGGGCGTCTATATGAGGAGGTCCCCCTGTACCACCCCAAATAACATCACTTGCACCACTTGCGGGAGGAGTATTAAAAGTGGGAATATAAGAGGCGGAGGCGGCAGCATTCTCTACGTACATGGTTAAAGTTTGTCCGGGTTTAGCGCCATTGAAGATATACCCTGAGGAGCCATCATAAACAGTAGCAAATTGTATGTTAGATTCATTCCAATAAATATCTGCATCGCCGTAATCGTCAGTATGCGCGTTTATATCAATTGGTATATGAAGCGAAGCGCCCTCTATACTTATAGCGGCTTTATCAGTAGATGCATCTGTCGCGGTTATTTCGTTTACTATTAATTTGTTTCCCGGATCAATTTCTAGATTACCTCCAGTAACCGTAAGATTCCCCGAAATAGGAGTGCTTGCTAAATCCAAAGCTTGACCACTTACGCTTACATGTCTTACCCCGGATAAGCTTAAGTCGTTACCCGCTTTAATAAGAAGATCTTGGACATTTGTTTGTCTAGAGATTGTAGAATTAGAACTTTTAAATAAAATATCATCTAAATTATTTATATCATTCCCCTGCATATCTATAGAAGATGCAGCGCTATAATCCCAAGGAACAGTCGTAGAATCAAAAGCTACGCCGCTTCCAGTCACTAATAATCCATCACTTACCCTTACTTGTAGAAAAGGGAAGCTTTCCACATTTTGGTCTGAAGCATTAGTCCAATTATTTTTCTTTAAATAAAGTTCGTTATTTCCAGTGAAGCCGACTTGGCTGATCGCTGAAGGAATTGGACTAAGCATGTAAGTCGCTACAGTTTCTGTTTCAGCTTTTTTAGTGGTAAAGTTGCTGCCTCCAGCAGCAACGGCTACCGGGAAATAATCACCAACCCCTACATTAGCAGCAGTTGTAAGTTGAGATATCTTTTTATTTGCCATTTTTCCTTAAACCTTAATAATATATACACTGTTTTAATACGGCGGAATAAGATTTGTTACCATTAAAGCGTTACTTTCTTGCTGTAAATAGTAACCGTCATCATTGCCGCCCTCCAATAGGACAAAATCTTCCACCTTCTCCATGCCCAAAACCCCACTTATAAAAAGCCCATGAGTTTGATCGTCTGGGTTTATCTCCACATTAAAAGAAGCACTAAAGGTTTTGTTCGAACCTATAGCGCTATTATAACCAAAATTATTACATTTAGCCCCTTTGAACGTATACCTTAAAGCTTCGTCCTCTTTATGTATTGGAATAGCTCCAGCATTAATTGGAGCTAGTATACTTTTTTGACATTCATTAGGTGGGTCAACTTTTATTGTGAAATCATACCCGCTATTTAAAGACACTAAGTCTACTAATGAACCACTATTGCCCGACTCCACTATCCCCTCAATTGATAAATTTGCAAAAACTGGAGAGTTTGGAACAGTATCTACTGGAAACTTATACCCCATATTGGTAAGAGGCTCACGGTTTAAATCAATCGAAATATCGTAATTTTGTATGTGAAGCTTATTAAAATCTACTCCCAAACCAGAAAAAGAATCAGTTGTAATAGTAATATCTCCGGGCCGAAGCGCTGAGTACCCTTCTTCAGCCAAAACCCTCGGAATCACTACATCTTTGTCAGGACTTATAGTCCCGCTTTTAGTCTCTATCCCCGGGGCTTGAAAACCACTGCCGCTCATAGTAAAAGTAGTATTATAGCAGGTATAATTAACTGATGCGCTAGGTAATCCCCCTACCGCTCCTCTAGTATTGTAAGATCTTAAATAGGAGTTACCGAAGCCTATAACGTGATAATCGGGAGAATTTGGATCTATTGACTGTTGAGTGTCGGGGTTAGTGAAGTCTTCTTTGTAGTAAAATTTATCAATATCATTTCCTTCTTGGTTCACTACCACATATATATTTTTACAATCCCTATATTCACTTAAAGGAAAATCTTGCCAAGGTTTTTTGAGTTTTTTATTTTTGTTTTTTTCAAAGAATCCAGACAATAAAGAAGTATTTTCATTATTAGTATAAAAAGATTCACCACTATAAGGATAATTAAATAAAGGATAGTTGACATTTAAACCTAATCGGGCCTCATTTTTAGTGCCACATAAAAGGTAATTGAAACTTAAATCAACAGTAGGGTAATTTATGATCGGCCTATCTACTATCCCGCGTTGATTTAGCTGCAAAACGTCAGTATGGGGAATGTTAATATTGTAACTTACCGACTGAATACGGTCTATAGGATTAAGCCTATTGATTTTCTGAACTAAATCTGAATAGCTGTTTGTTGGATTGGGGCTATCGTAATTATAAAAGTTATAATCAGTTTCTGGAGCAGGTCCTACAAACAAGGCCTGACAATTGTAAATTACTCTTGGCTGGGCCATTACTTTTCTCCTTCATAAACACTTGAATATAATATCCCAGCTAAAAAATCATCAACCTGATGCTCCAGTGCAACGTCTTGAATTTTTTTAACTCTTTCGTGGTCTCTATCAGTAGGCTCGGCCGCATACCTTCCTGCTTTCGCTAGCCAGTTAGGGGGATCTTCATTGGCTATGACGATGTTAGTAATTTCCCTAGCTACTTCTTTCTGTTGTTTACTTAACCTTTTCCTGTTGTGGATCTTCCTTAAAGATGCTTCCACCTCTAAATTAAGCTTGTCTGAAAGGTTTAAGTTTTCTTGAATCTTAGATAAACTAAAATTTAAAGTCGCCTTAGTGCCTATTGGAGTTTTCGTGTCAGTTTCTTTAGGAGCGGCAACCCCAGCAGGTCTTCCATTTACTTTAGGAGCTTTTGCGCCTCCTATGACGGGCTCGTAAAGACCTTGGTTTCTAAGCTCTTTAAATCTTTTTTGCGATTCTACTGACTCTTCCGGTGTTGGAAAACGGCCTGATTCTATAGCCTGCATGCCTTCCTCTGCTGTAAGTACCCCTAATTCAATCAAGCGGCTGTAAATACGAGAGTAAACAGAGGTGTCTCTCAAATCTACATCTTCAAAATGAGCAGTTGGATAGTTTTTAAATCCTAGCTCCTTTGAAATACGTCTTATTTCAGGCATTAGAAAATTCTCTAGAAATACTCGACGCCCCTGTTTAAGCCTTTCCATAAATACTTGCACTTTAATACTAGTATTGGCGAACTTCTCATCACTAAGAAGAATATTATTAAGGCCCATTTGTATATCTTGGTTAACAACGTCGTACTTTTTAGGGTCAAGAATATTTCCTATATCGGGAATTACAAACTTAGCGTCTGTAGTATAATCTGAAATTAATACGCGCCCTACAGACTCATTCTCAAAAAGCTTCTGCATGGCCATTAGGTTTCTCTGGTTTACTCCACCTTTAGAGGGCTCAGTTCCCATTGTAACTAACAGTATGGCTTGATTAGTTGTTCGAGCTACAGCCATGTCCATTTGCTTCATTTCTTGTTTCCAGTTAATATCTTCTAAAACTGGGAAGCCCATGGGAACCGCGAATGGTTCGTAGTCTTGCTTTTTATAAAAAACTGCAGAAAGTTTATCTGTTTCTAAGGGGATTATGATAGCTGACATTCCAGCTTTTTTAGTCTCTTGGATTAACTTTTTAGTTTCTTCGGGTAAATTTTCATAAACTTCCTTGTCTTCTTCAGTTTGAGGATGGCGTAATCTTTGTAGCTCGTAATCAGTGACAACTTTATAGTAAACTCCAGTGCTAAAAGAAATACTTCCCTGAAGCTGTATGTCAGAGGGGTTAAGGATTATATACTTCGCGGGTATATTTAAATCTTCTGCCGCTTGGCTTATACCAAAGGTTTGGTTGATTTTAAAAACATCAGATTTATCCATTTTGGCGTTAAACCGGTAAATGAAGACATTTCCTGATCGGTAATACTCTCTAAAGAAACGGCTTTGTAAATCATCTATATTAATTTTAGTGAAAAGGGTTTCAAAGAACTCTCTCGATTTTTTGCTTCCTCCTGTATAATAAAGGTCGCTGATAGAGAATTCCGTCATCAAGTCTATAGTATTTCTAAAGACTGAAAAGTTATAATATGCTTTTTGGCAGAGGATTATTGTATCTCTGATGTCTATGTTAGAATTATTTGAGACTCCAGCGGAATACTTGAATGGGATCATACCATTACTTATATTCCTAAACCTGTCCGTCCGCGGTATGTCTGCGGCAGCGTTACGGCGAGTCCTCGTCTCAGCAGCCTTAGCTTCATGCATAGCCATTAATGGTTCCGCACCTTGTTCCGTTTTCTTCCTTACAGCCATAATTTACTTTAAATTTACACTTAACCAAGCATTCTGGGAGTAAATGTATGGTTAATTTGTTGCACTTCTGTATTTTTAAGATCATTATAGGCTTTAACGGCCCAATTTCCTAACATTAAAGTGGTGTAATTATCCTTACGAGCACGATTAGCTGAAGTACTTCTTTTAAGGTGCTGAGGCAGGTCAAAGGTTTGAATTCCTTTAGCTGTAGTTTTAACCTCAACTAACGCACATTGCTTTCTAGTTTGATAAATAATGTCATCTTGGAACTCTATCAAATCACCTTTATTTTCGTAAGGCATTAGTTTCATAGGAACCGCTTGAGCTGATACTTTATCGAAAAAGCTTCCGCACGCAGCAGTACGCGAAGCGAACCATATCCTCTTATGGTCAATGGAAGCTTGTAAAGATTCATTAGCCTCCCGGAGAAAAGTGCTAGAAAATAACTGTTTGAAACAAATCATATTTTCTTTCACGTTATATTGAGTCTTTGCCTTAAGTAACATTTGTTGATAATCGTTACCAGTTTTATCACTGTTAAAATCAAAAAACTTTAAATTAATGCGCGAATCCCGAAACAGTTCTGATTCATTAGCTCCATCAATAAACTGATATCCCGCGTTATCTATAATTAAGAGAACGATATTAAAGCTAGTAACTAGATAATGAAGATATTTGATATGATCTTTTAAATCCCCTCCCGCGACTGCATAAGCATGCACTAAGGTAGATTCATTACCTTTTTCTTCATCAAGTTCTAAAACCGACATTGCAAAATAATCGGAACTTGGACTGTTACTAAAACTAGGGTCAATAGCTAATATATATTCTTTATCTGGCTCTCCTTTAACTAAGGTATGCTGTTTCTCCCCATCTGGTATAGTGCAGTCATGCATTTTCTTAGCACTAAAATAACTGTCACTTCCATCGGTAAACTGAGCACAATATTCTCGCTGAAAAGAGGAATTAGAAGAGCCTCCAGACTGAGCTTCTTCTATAACTGTACTGTCTATCATATCAGAAGGAATAGAGTCAAAAGCCATCTGTGATATAAAATAATTAGATTGTTGAATGTCTTCCGAATAGATATTATTCATCCATTCTTTGTACGTTTTAAAAAGGTTTTCAAAACTGAAGCTGGCTGAAGAGAGCGCTATCATTTTAGAGTTGTTCTCGAAAACAATTCGGTCTTTTTCTTGCATCTGGCCTTTTTGGATAAGGTCATCTTCCATTTCTCTTATTTTTATCCTCTCAGCCATATCTTGGGGAGCTACCAAGAAAGGCATAAGAACTGTCTTGATGGTATCCTCAGGCAGGAGTAAAAACTCATCAAGCACTAGAATGTTTGCGCGGAAACCACGAATCTTTTCTCCGCTTAGGGGGATAGCGGTTATAGTCCCTTCGTTTATCTTCCATTCGAATTGATCATTACGTTTAGATTTAGCTCCGAAAGCATGAGCTAGCATTTGAGCTTCTTTAGATTCGACTATCTTCTCCAAGTTATTAAAAATAAATCGAGCTGTACGAAAAGTAGGTCCAGCAATTAAGATTTTTGTACGAGGCTCAAAAATACATTGAAGAAAACAATAAACAGCCGCTATAAAACTTTTACCACAACCACGGCCCCAAACACACATACTAAAGTTTCGGTTAAAAAAAGCTTTGAGAGTTATTTCTTGATATAAAGCTAATTTAATTCCCGAAAGCAATTCTGTAGTAAAACCTAAATTAGACCGCATGAATTTGGCCAAAGTTATTTTTGCTTGGCGGTCAGGGAGTTCTCCTTTTAAATCAAGAAAGTCTTCATTTAAATTTGGTAACGGTTTTTTATATTTATCGGGGCAATACCACATTAGTCTAAATAGGCTATTAGAATTATTAAAAATAGTATAATTACCGCTTGTTCATAAGTTAAAATAATTTTACCTCTCATAACAATTTTAAATCATAAGCTAACTGTAAGTCATACTTCTCTTTCAAAGCATCGGATAATAAAAGTTTTTTTACTATCCTTACGCACTCCTTCCTCCCATTTACAAAAAGAAATTGAATGTCTGGAAACTCTTGAATCAAGTCTCTAACATTATGAAAAATAAAATCTGGGGTAACCCGAGTATTTTTTTTATAAACATGCTTGAGCCTGTTGAAGGCTAAACAGTCAGAAAGATTCCTTTCCACTAAAACTACCATGTAAGCTTTTTCTTCCGCCGCTCTATTTATTTCATTTTTAAATCTTTCAAGACCAGAGCTCAGAGTCCCTATGAGATCAGGGACAGATTTTCTTTCTATGTAGGTGTTCTGAGTTTTTTCTTTATCGTTTAAACAATAATCCCCAAATTTTAACCCCTTCACTTCAGTAGGAAAATCATCTATATCTAGAGGATTTTGTTCTCGCGAATCTATATAAATAAGATGATCTTTTGAAAAAGTTTCTTTATAATCTTTTTTTATAGGCGTTTTTTTAAATTTGTTTTTGTACCCTATATCTTCACATAGCTTATAATAATCACCAAATAATTCTTGATAAAAAGGTATGGGAGGCATCGGCAAGGTTCTCAATTCAACTTCACTGGGGGAATAAACTAAGCCTTTTTCCTCCTTTCTTTTCAGCAATAAATCTTTACAATATTTCTGAGCCTCAGAAGTGGGAATGTTTTTTAACCAAGTTTTTAAATTCCTTTTATTATTAAAGTCAGAAGAAAAATACTGTTCTTTATTTTTGAACTTGATTAATTCATTCGTGTGTTTATCTCTACGAGGGTAATACTTATGATAATACTGGCCAATAGATAATTTATGGGCTTTGATATGAAGGTGAAGCCCCCTATCTTTATCAAATTCCTTTCCGCATTCTTGACACTTAACCATTAAGAACCTCTTCTTCGCTTATGCCCATAATACGAGATTTAATATCCTCCATAGAGCTTAGTCTTTCTATTTCGGCCGATACGTTTTTCTTTCTTATTTCGGCTATCTTAATCATTTTAGTTCGAGACTCTTCGTCTTTCCAAAGTTCCACGAGGTTTAAAATGGAGGCCGATTCTTGAAGAACTTTACTCATTCGCTGGCTTCTCTTTTCTTTGAGCTCGTTAAGGAGTTTTGTTTGACGATTAACACACTGGTTATACTCAGTTTGCGCCGTGTTGATAGCTTCCACTAAGCTCATTGCCATTCTCCGACCTTCGGTATCTTCGGCGTTTTGGTCAAGGAGCTGCTGCAATCTTTCTACGCGTCTTTGGATATTAGAAGCTATTACTACTTCTGCGGATAAAACTATATACTGATCTACCTCTTCTTGAGAAAGGTCAGATTTGTCCCATGTGTAACGAACAAAACTACTCTCGAAAAGCTCACGATCCGTTTCAACAGAGTAAGTGCTGATTTGATGGAGGAAACGAAATGTATGCATGTATCCAATAAGGGTAGATAAATTCTTTTTTATTTTCGTTGTAATTTTTTCTTTATCGATTCCGTTATGAACATACTTATTAACTCGAACTACTGCCCGAGATTCGGACTTAGGAGGAGCATATCCTCCCTCAACTGCTACCTCATCGTTAGTTTCAGAATATTTAACTTGATTGGGTATACTGTTTATAAATTCTGCGACAACTTTATACCTTAAATCCAAAGCAGAAATTTTATTATCATCAAATATCAACCTAGTCATATCCATGGGTTTCATGGCCCCGCAATTATTAGAGATATATTCTTTTTGGTCGTCGGTAAGTTGTACTTTCTCTTTGGGGTAATATTTGTGAGAGACTTTAGCTTCAAGACTTTTTTCCGCTAAGAACTTTTTAACAGCCCTGCCATATTTGCTTCTTCCGTCTTTCATCTCTTCGGGGATGTCAGAAAAAACTAGTTCTATCAATTCTTTTAAATGAGGGGCGCCATCATTACGTTTGTTCCACTCCTCTAAGATGGCTAACTGCTGATCTTCATTTAATTCTATATTTTTCTCTTTCATAGAATTTCTATCTCTCCATTAGCAATAATTTTTTTTACTTTTTGAATTATTGACTTTTTTACATTTTTAATTTGTTTATATCCGGGTACTCGGTTTTTTTCGTTAGTTTTATAACCCATTAAAGAAGCAGCTTTTTCTTCAGAAAGATTATCTATATAAAGAGCTTTATAGATTTTCCATTCGGCAGGTTTTAATGATTGATGCATTTTCTCGTTTAATCTTTTCATTAACATAACAATGTCGATATCTTTATATTCAGCCATGTTAATTTCGTTAGAATGCTCATTTATAGAAACAGGCAACTTAGCATCATAAGCTTGCTTCTTGGTTTTCACCCAGTTCGCGAAAAGAGGACACGCTTCACATTGTTTTCCATAAATGTAACAAAGATCTCCGGATTCGGCCGCCGCGCATTTCAGGCAAGGCCTGCAGTAATTGCCATAATTATTACGAATTAAATTTTTTATCTGATTAGATATAATCCTATTAATCCATGGATTAAGGGGTTTTTTAGTATCATAGAGATGCCATTTTTTAAATATATGGATTCTTAGAATTTGAGAAACATCGTCAAAGTCCATCCAAGCTAAAGCTGTTAAGTTCCACTTAGACTTTCTTTTTTTTATCTCAATATCTATTTGTTCAATATAATCTTCAAATTGAGGTTTACGTTTCGGCATTGTCGCGGCGAGATGAACCAGCGTCCTTTAAAAAATCCTGAGTGATAGTCTCTTTAGAGTAACTGGTGTCTACCTCCCTCTGATAGCCGTCGCCTAACCCTTCTGGATGTGACCCTACAATATCTTGGATCTTGTGAGAGCTTAAAGCTGTAGGACCTTCTAGTACAAAATCCAATTTCCCAATATTAGGCTCCTCGAAATATTCCTCCTCGTCTTCTTTCTCCGTTTCTACAACTTTAGATTTTGTAATAGATTTAGTCTTAAAAACTGTTTTAGCTTGACTTTTCCCCATAGAATTAAAAGAAGCACCACATGACCCACAGAACAGGGGCTTTTTTAAAGAGTATTCTGTTCCCGCTCCACAAGTTGGGCAATATTGTTTCATATTAGGTATTACACTAAATATATTATTAAAAAATATAGGTTTTTCAAAAAAAGTGTATATCTATATGGATATGGAAAATGTCAAATTCAAAACCTCAGATGGGATAGAGTATGAATTAATATGGAAAAAACCTCACCACACTTATAATGCTGATGGTTTGTGTTATTCTCCAGAGGCTGATAATCCTAAAATTCTTGTTGACCCCAAACTTAAAAAAAGACGCAAGATGAGCACTCTCATAGAAGAGGTAACTCACGCCTTTTTTTGGGACAAGACAGAAAAAGAAGTAAGAAAATTCTCTTCTGTACTCGCAGGGTTAATTAACAAGCAGATTAAATAGTATCACATTCAGCTAGTTTAGAGACAATAAACTTGGTCAATTCTGACCGAACGATATCTTCTTCATTAAATTCGAAAGTATGGATGCCCATATCACGACTCTCTTTATTATTAAAAACGTCATAAAGCTTTATGAATCCCCCTCTATTTCCGTTTTTTAAATCGGTCTGCATTGGGTCAGCCATTATAATGCATCTTGAATATTTTCCTATTCTCGTTAGCACAGTTACTATTTCCCTGAATGAGCTATTTTGAGCCTCGTCCATTAGGATAGCTTTACCGTTCCAACTCATACCTCTAGCGAAGTTAACTGGGTGGATAGAGACCCTTTTTTCTTTTTGTAATTTTTTAACAGTATCTTCACTCAACAACTCATCTAATTTGTCCATAAAAGGCAAATTATAATAATGAAGTTTTTCATCTGCGTCCCCGGGGAGAAAACCTAATCGGGAATCAGAACTTTCTACAGCGGAACGCATGTATATAACATCTGACACTTTGGAAGTGTTTAATAAATTTAAAGCTGAATAAACCGCAGTTAGAGTTTTAGAGCTTCCGGCTGGGCCTTTGCATAAAATAAGCCTCGTCCCTTTATTTTGTGAAATTTCTATAAATCGTTTTTGCTTTTCTGTCCAAGGCAGCTCTTCTATATAAAAGTTGTCCTTAGGTTTAATTGGGTCTCGTTGGTGAATCTTAACCCTTCCGTCCGTAACTTCGAGGGATTCAAAATCCCCCGTGCTCTTTACTTTTGGCATCACTATCATTTTACACTCAAAAAAGTGTAATATATAAAAGAAAGTTATGAACGA